CGACGCGGTAGACCGTGCATGGCTCGAAGTAGTAGCGAGGGACGTAATGGGCGAAATTTGGCACGATGAAGAATACTGGACCACAACGGGCAAAGCTTGAGACCCTCAAGCCAAACCCGAAGAACCCCCGCGTAATCAAAGACGACAAATTCCAGAAACTCGTTCAGTCGATTAGAGCGTTCCCGCAGATGTTAGAGGTACGCCCTATCGTCTGCACGCCGGACGGGGTTGTATTGGGCGGAAATATGCGTCTACGGGCTTGCAAAGAAGCCGGACTGCGGGAGGTTCCCGTTCACGTGGTTTCGTGGCTCGATTCCCAGCAAGAAGAATTTATCATAAAGGATAACGTAGGGTACGGAGAATGGGACTGGGATATCCTCGCGAATGAGTGGGACGCAAACCAACTCGAGGACTGGGGACTCGATGTGTGGACCCCTGAAGAAGAGACAGAGATTCGCGAAAAGGACACGGAGGACCAGAAGTGGAAACTAGGAGACCACACCCTCCAAGTAAAGGAACACGCACTACCCGAAAACACCACACAAATAGCGGTAGTAATTCAAGCGTGGGAGAACTTCACAGGAAAGAAGGCTGAACTCGTTAGTTAACTAAACTAAAAGATGCAGCAGAAAAAAACAAAGCCTTTAAAATACCTAATGCTCCAAGCCTTAAAGGAGAATTTTGGAAATGTAAAGGCCGCATCAGCGCGCGTAGGAATTGACCGAGGAACTCATTACCTATGGGTACGTTCAGATATTGAATATCGCGATGAATCAATGCGATACTCAATTCAGTCACTGTCAAATAAAAAAATTCATCAAGAAAAGCCAGAATTTGAAAATGGCTACGTTTATCTAATTAAGTGCGTAAACACGACCTTTTACAAAATTGGAATAAGTAAGATAAATTATAACGCGAGATTATCGACAATGCAGAGTGGTTGTCCATACGAGTTAAAATTTATAAACGCTATTCACAGTCCAGACTACAGAAACATTGAGAGGGTTCTGCATTTTAAATTCCAAAGTAAGAGAATTAGAGGAGAATGGTTTGATTTAGATGATACCGAATTCGGAATATTGCAGAAATACTTTAAAGAGAAATCACAACCGCAGAGTAAAATAGAATTTCAATGGTAGAGGACAAATTAGACGAATTGAACAACCCTAAAAAGGTCGCCATGTTGGAAGCCCTTGAAAAGTCTTTGGGTATTGTCTCTACTGCTTGTAAGATGTCAAACATCGCTCGCGGCAGTCATTACATTTGGTTGCGCGAAGACCCCGCCTATAAAGCGGCGGTAGAATCCATCCAAGAAAGTGTAATCGACTTTGCAGAATCGCACCTATACAAACTCGTAAAAGAGGGGAACCCCGCCGCGACTATCTTCTACCTGAAGACCAAAGGAAAGAAGCGGGGATATATCGAGCGGCAAGAAATCGAGGTAACGGAACGCTCGCCCCTTTCATGGCTTAACGGCGAAGGCCTTTGAAACTCGCGAAGACGTACTACGACGTACGCAACTGTAAGACCCGGATACAGGTACACCAAGGAGGTACCCGTTCGGGCAAAACGTATTCTATCCTCCTTTCGCTGGTCGAGTTCTGTTACAGGAACCCAAACGGCGGGGCGGTACTCACCATTTGCCGAAAGACCTTCCCGGCCCTCCGTGCTTCCGTTATGCGGGACTTCTTTGAGGTTCTAAAGCGCGAAGGAATCTATACCGAGGTAAACCACAACAAAAGCGACGCCACCTATATCCTCGAGGGGAACCTGATAGAATTTATCAGTATCGACCAGCCCCAGAAGATACGCGGACGCAAGCGTGACGTACTTTTCATAAACGAGGCGAACGAACTAAACCTCGAAGACTTCAGGCAGTTACTTATCCGAACCACGGGTAAGGTACTTTTGGACTACAACCCGTCCGACGAATTCCACTGGATATACGACCACGTAATACCTCGAGAAGATGCCACGTTCTTTCAGTCGACGTTCCGAGATAACCCCTTCCTTGAACCGTCCCTCGTTACCGAGATTGAACGGCTACAAGTGGCCGACCCCAACTACTGGAGAATCTACGGACTCGGAGAGCGGGGACAATCCCGAACCACCATCCTCACCCACTGGAGCCAAACCGAAACCATAGACCCACGATTTAAGCTGGTAGCCTACGGACTCGACTTCGGATACACGAACGACCCGACGGCGTGCGTGGCTGTCTATTCGGACGGGGAGGCGTTCCTGCTCGATGAGGTACTATACCAGAACGGCCTTTCGAATAGGCAGATATTCCAACTGCTCGAATCGGAGGTCGGGAAGAATACCGTTATCGCAGACAGCGCCGAACCGAAGTCTATAGACGAACTACACGGGTACGGGATGAACGTACACCCAGCGCGGAAGGGTCCCGACTCCGTACGTGCGGGAATCCAGTTCTTCCACTCGAAGCCTTTGGCTGTTACCTCCCGTTCGCTGAACCTGATTAAAGAACTACGGAACTACAAGTGGAAGGAGGACAAAAACGGGAAGAACCTCAACGAACCGGTAGACGCGTTTAACCACGCCATAGACGCGGCTAGGTATGCGGCTATGTTCAACCAGAGCAACCCGAACTACGGGAGGTACCGCATAGGGTGAAAAAAAGTTAGGGAAAAGTTTGGAAGGTTAGAAGTGGTATCCTATCTTTGCTTCATCAAACAAACGGAAAACATGACCTTTTCAAACCTCCCCTTCGGCACGACAGTCCTTTACAACGACGCTTGCAACGTTGACTACCGTTTAACCGTTATCGGTCAAACCTCCGACCAGTTCGGAACATGGGTTGAAGTTCTCACCGAAACCGGGTACATCGAGAACATGAGCGGAAGGACAGAGGTAGACGGAATCCGGTACACAATCGCCTAAACGAAGCGAAGGCCCTCCGGGGCCTTTTTTTATGCCCTAACTTTGAGGAAATCACTTCTTCCCGTTATTTCCTCGATGCGTTACCCTACCAACTGGAGCCAGCTAACCCTAGGGCAGTTACAGGTCCTCTGCACGAAGTCTACCGACCTCCAAAAGGTTTGTGCTGTTTGCGATATTTCGGAACAGGAAGCCCGCACTATTCCGATGGGCGACATCTACGAAATACTAAACCGCGTAAACCACATTCCCGAAGAAGCGCGGCACGAACCTATCATAACCCTCGAAGGGAAGAAGTACGGATTTATTAAAGACTGGGACGAGTTCACCACGGGAGAATGGATAGACTGCGAAAGCTATCAAGAGGATTTCTGGGCAAACGCGCACCGCATCATGGCCGTCCTGTATCGGCCTATGAAATACCACGTAGGCAAAGAATACAAGCTGAAGGCATACACCGCCAAAGAAGACGCGGAGCCGTTTAAGAAGATGCCCGCCGACCTCTTTTCGGGTGCCCTGCTTTTTTTTTGGAATACAAGAATCGTACGTCTACAGACTTTGCAAGCGTCTTTACTGGAGGCGGGGGAAGCGGTTCTGCACTCGCAGACAAGTGGGGCTGGTACCCGGTCCTCTACCAACTTTCGGGAGAGAGTTTCCTCCGTATGGAAGAAGTTACGCAAAAGCCGATTAACGTCACCCTCCAACACCTCGCCTTCTTAAAAGACCTTGCGCACGAGTTAAAGCAAAGGAGGTAAACATCTTTAAGGCCCAAAACACCCCGTAATGATTACTCTAAACACCATTATAAAGCGGTTCGAAGACTTCGCAGATAACCACTTCTTTATCCGGTCCTTTTCGTTTGGGTCGCCGGAAGACGTGGACCTACAGAAGTTCGATTCGTATCCGCTTATGCACGTAGTCTATACGGGGGCTACGTACGAGGACACCACGAAAACGCTGGACTTCGAGGTATATATCTTCGACCTCCCCAGCCACTACGAATCGAAGACAGAGCGGCAAAAAGAAATAGTAAGCGACGCGGAACAATGCGCGGAGGATATCCTCGCAGACATCGCGAACGGGGGTAATATCTTCATCTTCTCGGAGGATTACGAGGTGGTAAACGCCACGGTTACCCCTCTGCAAGAAGCCGGGTCGAACGTCCTTGCAGGGGTCCTTCTGGAACTGGGAATCCAACTCCCGTACGACCGTAGCGCGTGCGACGCTCCTATAGACGGGGTACAACCTGAAGGGGGCGGGTTCGTCTACGCACGTAGGGGCCTTCTGCGGATGCTCACGCAGGACGGGACCGTGGACGTCCTTTCGGTAAATACTATCAAAGTAGCGAACGGCACCCTCACGGACGAAGGAAACGGGGTAGTTAGTTTAACGACTGGAGGCGGCGGTTCGCTCGACGACCTTACCGACGTAACAATTACGGACCCTCTCGACCACGACGCGCTCGTATACGACGAAGTTTCTGCGGAGTGGATTAACGGAGCACCTCGCGCCCTCGATATGGCCGTATACAACGGTTCAGGGTCTGTAATTGCGAAGGGGAAACTACTCAAGGCCATAGGCAGCCACGGGGACAAAGTATCGGTAGGTCTGTTCGATTTAGACGTAGATAGCCCGATGTATCTGGTAGGGCTTGCGGAGGACCAGTTAGCTATCGGAGGCACAGGTTACGCACGTACGTATGGGGAACTTCGGGGAATCAATACTGACGCCTACGCCATAGGAACGATTCTATACGCTTCCGGGACGGCGGGCGAACTCTCGAGCACGGCGGGCATTCCGGCTATCCCGGTAGCAACGGTTACACGGTCACAACAAAATACCGGACGCCTATACGTACGGACGTGGACACCCGGAAACGAAGAGCCAGCATTTAGCACGTTTGCAGTATCGGGACAATCGGACGTTGTAGCAAATGATACGCGGGCAACCGTTACCCTTGTTTCAGGAACGGGGGTAAATATCACCACTAACGCGGGGGCGGATAGCATCACGATAAACAGCACGATTAACTCATTTAGTAATATCGCCGTATCGGGACAATCGAATGTGATAGCGGACAGCGCGGGGGATACCCTCACGCTGGTCGCAG